TTGCCGTCCTTCTCTTGGACAGAGTAATCAGCAGCCTTCAGGCGTTCCTTATCCTTGCGCCAGACAGACCAGAACTCGTCACCGTGCGCCAGTACCGCGTTGGTCACGATTCGAGGACCATTGCGTGTGCTGATCTCGCGAGGTGTGGACCACTTGAGATTGAACCCGTTGGCTTCATTGCAAGTCTGCACGGTCGCCGCGTATTGGACATCCATGGACTGCGCCACGTATTTGTCGCGTGCCTCATCACTGTAGACTGGAATATCCAGATCCTTGAGCTGCGTGTTGCGGTAGCGGCTGCAAATTGCCCAGGCAAGACCGACCTGACCTGGTGTCCATTCGCCAATCTGTTTGGCCAGCGATGCGCCCTTAGCGGCATCCTTCATATTCCAGCCTACCTGGTTATCGTCCTGGCAGTTGTCGTGGTTGAGATTCGTCAAACGAACCACTGCGGTTTCTAGTTTCTTGAGAAGATTGTCATTCATGTTGGTGATGTATTTATCAGGATTTTTCTACTGTGCAAGCTCAAAAAGAGAGAGCAGTCACTTTTCTTATGTTGGACTTCCAGTTGCGATTGCCGCGCGGGTCTGCGCTCTTCGGGCAGTACTTGTCTGCCAGGTAATCCAGAAACGCGCCTGGCTTGCCAGCCTTGAGCCAGCGCAACCAGTTGTTGCGAATGGTCTGTTCGCAAACAGCGCGTGCATGTGCACGATCGCGCACCTTGATTGACAAGATTCCGTAAGGTGCCTTGGCCTTGTCGCCTCCTTCAATCTTGTAAATGCCGTCGGCAATCCGATCGACGTGTTGCTCTGTGAGATCCGCAGCGAAGCTACTCGCTGACAGGATCAATGCGATAACCAGTGTTTTCATTGTGTTTTAAATACGCGTTGTTCGGATGCGCGTCCCCCGTGTTGCGTTCAACCAGCAATTTCAAATTCAACACGTCCAAGATTTAGATAAAGCCGATCTAGTTTTGCGTGAATTTTTCTGACCAAACTTACTTCGCTGCCGTATCGCATTCCATCTTCGGTGTATTGAGGAATCGAAAATTGCAGAGCATCAAGAGCAAGAGCCAATTCTGATTTGCATGCGTTGATTTCGTTTTTGATTTTGGTGATGTCGTTCATTGCGGAGCCAGTAATAAGCCAGCTCAGCAATGAATGCAACACTATTTTACTGTTTTCTCCAGTACCGTCTTTGCGCTTCGTCAGGACTCTTGATTCCGTTTAGGTGCGGCTTGATTTGATGTGTCCACAGATCCTTCGCACGCGCCTCGCTCCAGCCGCCGTCGGTCAGGCCTCGAATGTGTTCCAGGTACGTCGTGCCTTCCTGGAATTCTGCTAGCCACGCGTCTATGTCGAACTTCGGCTGCTTCATTACGATCTTAGGCCTCGGTGTGGAGTGCGTCTGGCTGGACTTAGGCTGCACTTTCTCTGGCTCGCGACCCTCGCATACCTCCCAGGCCTGTCCGACCGCACTGTGACGCACCCAGAGCGCAACAGACGGCTTTCCTGCGGCATCAATCGCTTCAGCGCGCTGTCCGCGTTTCAGGAATCGCAGCCGGTACTGGCTGTCACCGACTGCCTCCAGGTAGATCGATGCGCGTGCCCAGTTGTTGAGTTCGCTGGAACCAGCGGCCATGTACTGGAGCTCGGTCGAGTTGCGTTCCACATCAGTCTGCGAAGGCTTGCGAATGTGATGCACCAGGAACAGCACGCAGCCTGTGGTCTCAAGCACCGGCCCAAGCCAGTTTCGCAGGAAGGTCGACGCCACTTCCTGGTCTCCGAGATCGCCGCCGATGAAAGCCAGCAGCGGATCAATCCACACGCAGTCTGGCTTGTACCGATCGATCAGCGTCTGCAAACGCGAAACGAACTCGTGTCCTGTGCGAATCTGATCGCGCACAAAGACTAGATTGGAATGCAATAATTGTGCACCTTCAGCCGTTCTGAGTGCTGAATTCGCTAAGCATGCGCCCTGGAGCTGCTCGCTCAGATCACCGATGTCATTCTCGGCTTGCACGATGAGACTCTTCAGCGGCTTGTTGGGTCGCAATCCAAACGGCGCAAGCCCGGCGGCCCACCACACTGCAAGCTGCGTTGTCAGCGTCGACTTACCGATGCCGCTTGGACCCATGATGATGCAGCTCTGGCCTTTGCATAGCCACCTGCGACCGAGCAATTGGTTTGGATCCAGAGCCGGGTTGAAGTTGATCAGATCTTTGACCGTGATGATTTCGCTGCCGACATCTGACTGACGCGCTTCCCAGGTGGACCAGCTTTGCGCTCCTGTGTGGACTGCTAACAAGTCTTGAACCTGGTTTCCGCGCTTCATGCCCGGCAAACGTGCAAACCTGCTTGGGTTTTTGTTCTTGGTGTCTGGCCTATACTGCTCGAAGTAATCCAGCAATCGCTTCACTCGTTCGGCATATTCCAGTCGGTCCTTTGCGTCGACGCGCACCCAGGCATGAATGGATTTTCCGCCGCTGTACACGATAGCTGTGCATGGCAATTCCGACTGCTGTATCAGCGCGTACTGTTCGCCCAGGCTGGCTCCGCTATCGAACTCGAGAAGCGCGTGCCGGTAAGCGGTGACGTCGTCGTCCTTGCTGCCTCCGACCTTCATTGGGTTGACGCGGATGTATGCGCCTGGATTATCCGAAGATGACCAAAGACGATTCGGATCGCCGTCGCGAGCGTTCAACTTCTTCAGCCATTCCTCGCGCGAAAGAACGAGGCCTTGTCCAGCTGGAATACCGCGGCCCTCATCGTTCAAAACTGCCTCCGAGATCGCGATTCCTTCGCCTGCATCAAACGCAAGTTCCAACAACTTCACACAGCCGTTGGGGATGGCTGGCGGCAATCCTGTTAGGCCTTGGACTATCGATGCTTGAGATTGTGCTGAACTTTTGACCAGCTTGATCTGCTTGCCTGAGGTGATGGTTTTGTTTCCGGTCACTGACTCGATCCTGTGACCTCGAGGCTTATCGTGACTAGCCTTTGATGCCTGGTCGATCTTGCGACGCAGTTCATACTCTGACCACGGCGGCTGACATGTAGCATTCCAGTCTCGCAGGATGTCGTAGGCTTCGTTGTCGTGCAGCCCGAATCCCCACACGAGCTCGCAAGCCAGGTGGTAGGTTTGGTTGTGACCGCCTTGGCCGCTGATGGCCGGTGGTACTTCTTTCGCGTATGCTTTCGCTCTTTCGTATATTGTCAGTTTCATGTGTTTTTTGTGTGCTACTTAGTCTCTGTTGCTGTCTTCCTGAAGGATCTTTTTCTTGCGGCGACCGAACCCGCTCATGGCCTCCATCTGTCGCAGTTCATCATAGAATCCGCGGCGCTTGAGCCATTCTCTGTACTTGCGAGAGAACTCGACTGAGTTGACTGGAACATTCGCCTCGACGTTTGGATCACCGATGCGGAATGAGGGTTGGGTTTTGTGGTTCATTCGATTTGTGTGGATCGTCCTAGTTTGTCCGTGAGCTCGACGCGCGTGACACCCGTCAGCCTTCGCACTCGCATCATCATGTCTATGAGATCACTGGAATGCGTGATGACTGTTTTCTGTATGTCAGTGTCGTCGTACGGAAATTTGACTTTGCTGGCTGCGCCTCCGGTGCGATCGCGCCATACGCGAATCGAAAGTCCGTCGTGCAGCGGTATGCGTGTTGAGGATTGTATGGTCACGCAAACGGTTCTCCTGGGTGCTCCTGTGCATGTGCCGCGAACTTCGCGTACGCTGCCAGGTCCACATAGTTGTCTGCGTGGAATACTCGTGCACTGCGATGTATCTTGAACGATGACATCATCAGCTCGACCAGGAATGCTGGCAGAGGATGGTGCAATCGGATTCCGTAGTGCTGTTGGATTAGGCCTGTCCACGCGAGACCGATGCACTCGTGACTCAGGTGCGGCTCGCCGTAGACTTTGCCGCGTTCTTCGATGGTTGATTCGACTATATTCATTTGGAAATGGGTTTGCCCTGGCCAGTTCCACATACCAGCCAGGGCGGGATTTTTGCTCAGGCATCACCACACGGTGCGCCAGAGATCCGCTGTTTCACCATCCAGGTCACAACTGAATTAGGACCTGGAACTCTTTGCGTGACGCAAGATCAGCAACGCGTCCGCCGTTTTCAGCGTGACGTCTAGGAACGGATACAGTTCCTGTGCCTTGTTTTTGAGCTTGCGTTTCCACTCGCTCTGTCCAGCGCATGACTTGCGGCCGCCGAGGCCAAGTGGATTTTGCCATGCTGTTGGAGTTACGCGGTGAAGTACGTAACCGAGTGATACTGCAATTCCTTCGATGCGACCGACGTTCTGAAACAATACCGCGGTCGTGCTGCTGGGTATATTTTTACCAGCAAATTTGGGAACTTCTTCGATCCAGAGTTCTGCATTCTTGGTCGCGTTGGTCCGCAACAGCTGATGGAGTTCTGTTAGGGTTTCAGGCATAGCGTGCAATTCGATATCTTCATCGAACGCGATTGCCAGGCCACCAGACACTCCTGGGTCCACTGCGACGATTGTAGGCATCAGAAGCCCTCCTCCTCATCAGCGGCAGCCTGGGCAACCTGAGATGGTGTGAGCGCAACGAATTTGTCGATGCGATTGACGGTCATCTTGGCTCCGTCTTTTTTGACCACTTCTTCCTGAGTCACACGGACTCGGAATTTCTTTCCGACAACGTTAGACACGCCGACCTCGATGGTGTCGTCTTCGCCAGCGAGATTTGCAGCAGCAATGAACTGATCGAGTTTCCATCGCATCGATTCGCAGAAGACCAGGTTGTCGGTGATTGTGGTCGAGTCGTTGACGCGGATCTTGATCTCGAGTTTGTCCGCGCCTGCATTCTTTCCGGCCTGCACCACTGCGCTAGACGCCTTGGTGATGACTGCTGAATATTCGCCGGGTTCGAGGAGTTCGAACGCTTCGGGCTTGTGATGTGTCCAGGTAGGCATATTACTTAATTTTGCTGAGGATTAGTGTTGATGGTGCTTGTGTGATGATTGACGCGAGACGCGTATCAAATTCTTGCTTGGCCTGTGTTAGTGTAATCTTGCGAGTTCTGGCCAGTGCCTTTTCCAGTTCGCCAATCGTGACGCTGCATGCAGCCATGAATTCCTGATGTGGAATACCTAATGCTGCATAGGCGTCGTTGATTCTGTGAGACTCAATTTTGCGATTTCCTGCGCGTTCCTTGAGTTCGTAGCCTGGGATTTGCACGCCATTCATTGCGGCCTCCTTGGCGAATTCTTCAACCGCTTTGGCCCACTGACTTGCGACCTTGGCCAGGTTGAGTGCTGAGGCCAGCTTTTCTGGCGTGGCCACCGGCAACTGTTCTGCCGGTACCATTGCGTAGGTATCTGCGACCTTGTTCAGGTTCTTGGTCAGCACGTCGCAGGTCAGCTCATGCTTGCACCTCTTGCAATACTTGCTCGGTGTGCAAACCGTAGTCGGGTTGGCAACTGCATCAACCACACCGTAGACCATGTTGCAGGCATCGGCGTAGCTGATCGTATAGGACCAGACGCGCTGCGTGGCTGCGTACATGATGTGAATGGTCGCCTCTGAGGTTTTGTTGCGATTCATCAGCGCGATGGCGTAGGCGGCCATCTGGTGATCGTAGTCGGCCTCGTACCACTTAAGATCGAACAGGTTGTCTCCGACAATCACGTCCACGGTGCCCTGCATTATTTGGACTCCATGTCTATTGATCGAAAGCTGCACTTCTGTCTCGACCGGCATGGAATGCATATCCGCGAGTGTCTTGACCAGGTCATAGGCCCAGCGGACTGCGGTGATTTCGTTGTCTGGCAACGTAAGCAATAGCGTGGTGTCGCCTTTAAACAGAGCCTCCAAAGCCGCGTGGCGATCGGTGCCCATGACTGTGGCCTTGTTGCCTTCTCCTGCTGGTTGGAAACGCGGGCTCACTGCCTGCGCTGGAAGGCTGCTCGGACGCGTGATGAAGTTCATTGCACCTCCTCGACCACGGCGGGCTGTTCAACGGCACAGTGCTTACGGACAGCGGCCAGGAACGCCTCGGGTTTGTCCAAGATCTTTTGCACGCGTGCTGGCGCGATGTCATTGAGTGTTCCACCACCTGGAATCCACTTCTTGTCCACCAGGAACGTGTGCACCTGGTCGAGATTTGCGCCGTGCTTGTCCAGGATCTCCGGCAGCGTCAGACGCTCAACGCGTGGCGCATAGACCACATCAGCACCTGCCGCGGTGGCTAGTTGTTCTAGATGATTATCCGGTGCGACTGGCTCCAAGACACTGTACCTGGTGGAAGGCTTAGGTTGGTCAAAGTCCGCGATCTCTTCTGGCGTGTAGGCGCCGGTGCACACTTCAGGTGCGAGCATTCGTACCGCTTTGCTGATGAGACGGGCGCGCATCATCTCGGCCGGAAACTTGGCCCAACCACTTCCAGCGCGTGCTGGCAGCAATCCAGCCTGCTTTGCGTCCTCGGTGGTGTATTCCATGATGATGTCATTTCCATCATAGATCCAGCGAGCCTTGGCTCCGTTCGCATCAAACTGCTGCCACTGCACCTTGCCGCCGCGTTCACGGTACAGAGCAAGCATTGCATCAGCGCGTAGGCTAAGACGTCCACCGATGATGTGGTAATGTTTCGCGAGCTCCAATGGTGCCTTGCGTTCCACGATGCATTGCATGGCGAGGATGGCGCCTTGCTCTGGTCGTTCGCAGCCGAACATGCCTGACTTAGCAATCCAGACGCCAAGCTGTTCAGCCGCGGCCATCGGATCGTTGACTTTGTCGTAGGTCGACAGACTGGTCTGCGTGTTCACGATTGCAGGTAGGTTGCTCATGCGACCTCCTTCTTCAGTGTCTGCGTGACCCAGTGGTTGACTTTGAGACCCTTGCGTTCGCAGTGCGACTTAATTGCCGCATGAACATCGGGATCGATCTGCACGGTTTTCTTCGAGGGCCGGCTCCTCTTTGGTTTACTCATGGCGAAAAGAAGGTGCACGAGTAAAATCCTACTGTCAAGTACATTAAATTGTACTTCTGTATACTGAATGCGCTTGACTAGAATGGCTTGAGATGATCCATGCGCGTCACTTCGACTCGGTGGTACAATTCAAATCCGATTGCTCCAGACTCAAGCGCGAGCACTGCGCCAGATTCAAGCAACACGCCGCCGCCGGCCTCCATTAGCAGCGCAGAAAAGTTTGCAATGCCCGAAGCAAGTCCGAGTGAACTCGTGCCTCCAGTGTCCACGTAGTATTCGATGCGGTACTTGGTGTCTCGCTTGCATTCCAACGTCACACTGACTCCGACTGCGATGTTGGTCTGATTGTCGATGTTGTTGGAAAGCGAGTACGCGACCACCAGGTTGTCGGTGACATTGATGATGCGCGTACGTGTGCCCTGTGTGGCATGGAACATGGACGCAGAGCGTATGTTCCAGATGCCTTTACCAATCGTGAACTCATTGCCAGACAGACTGACGATCAAGTCATCTGGATCGTACGACACCTGGTTGATCGTGCGCGTTGTCCAGGCATCAGATACCGCGGTGCCGCCGCTCGTTCCGATTGGTTTTTCGTCGTGCAGCACTGCGCACTTTGCGCGCAGGTTGTCGACGTCATAGCGCAGCTTGTTGATGAGTGCAGTCGCCGTTGCTGGATCGTATGCCATGTGTTATCGGAGTTTGCGTTGTACCATTCGCTGAGCCTCATCGAGACTGGACGCGATACCGACGAGCTGTCCAAGCGGACCATACACTCGCAGCTTGCCTTTAGCCTTTGCCGGAAGCGCGCGATAGCCGTTTGTCATCGTGTACGCACCTGGCATTGATGCGTCAGGCATGAAGCTAGGTTGATTTACTTCTGCGGAAGTTGAAGTCGAGCTACTGGAGCTCTGTCTTGAAACATCTGCGATAGGAGTTGGAAGTCCTGAGGACCCGGACTCCATCCTTTCGACGGGAGCTGACTCGCTAGGTACCTGTCCTGATTTGAGGACAGACCTCCTGCGATCCAATTCCTCGCCAAGGCTAGTTCTGCCGTTGTCCTTGGGTTTTGCAGTGCTGTATTCTTCGATTCCATAAACAGTGGTTGATACCCAACCTGGGTTCTTGTAGCTAACATTTTCTATCTGTTCAACAGCCGACAAGGATTTTTTTACATTCGAGATCCATTGATCAGCAAAACCAATGAATTTCGCCTGATCTATGTGATCTATTGTGTCGAACCTTGCAGATATTTCTGGAATGTACTGAGAACGTATTCCGATGACGTTACCGCGGGAATCTTTTGCAATTGTGAATCCGTCTATTCCGTTCGATCTAAATGCTTGAACAACAGCCTGAACGTCTTCTTGAGAAGCTGCCTTTTTAAAACCGATTTCAACCATCGGTCGAGCGTTTGGATGATTTGCATCAACCAACTTGGATACGAACACATCGTTCTGTTTTCGTCCTTGCTCGGATGCTATTCTTAGAATTTCAGAAACTTGATCTGAAATATTCTGCGAGGTTCCATCTTTGTTGCGCTGAACCGAGAACTCAACATCTAGGGACGGCTCTAAGTAATCGCCATACAGCCCATCTGAAAGAGTCACACGTGAGCTCGTCATGCCAGGAATTTGAGCGATTGATTTACGAAGAGCTATTCGCTCTTGCTCCTGGATTTCTGGCTTGTATTGCTCTGGATTTGTAAAGGTTGTGACACCTGCTTGATATCTATCCAACGCGAGTTTGCCAGCTTCCTTGTCGAAGCTCGACTTTTCGGCTCCTACTGTGGACGTCCATCCATTCTTTTCCCAGACGTCTTTCTCCATGAACCACATCAGAGCCTGAAGGTCATCAGAGTTCATTCCTAGGCGCTTGCCTACTACATCGTACACGTCTTGAGCGAAGAAGAAGTCTGGATCAGTGACGCCAGATTCTTGCTCAGGAAGAAGACGCCACTTCTTGTTGGCACCTTCATACAATAGCCGACGCATGTTTCTTGCAGCCCAAACGTCGATTGTCGCTTTTAGTGTTCTTCCTGTAAGGTTTCCTGCGAAGTTTGGAGTTTTTGGCCCAACCGTTTGATCCAACCAAACGTTGTAAAGAACGTGCAAAACCTTCTTGGAGTTTGCATTGAACTTTTTGCCATTTTCTCGAAGTGGAAGACCTTCGTAGGCGTTAATCCGTTTTCGGATTTCGTCGTTTACTTTGAACTGAGAATCACGTTTTCCAGGATTCTTTTCGCGCCACTGACGGAATAAGTCTCCTGATTTTGCATCGGCATATGTCTGAGCACTATATTTTCCGAAGTCTGTTAGCAGATCATCGTACTTTCCTGTGCTCAACATTCTCAATGCTTCAAGCGCCTGCCTGAAGTTGGTGTCGACCGGAGTTCTTGCTGAAGTAGCACCAAGTAGCTGACCGAATATTTCGATATTGGCTCCGAACTGCTGTTGCAAAAACTCTCGCATCCTACTGTACCAACCAATGCCCTTTTGAATTTCAGGAACATTGATAGCTTTCCTGGCATCACTTTCAAGCAGGTCAGCAGTTTGGAGCACCGCACGTTCTCTGTTTCTTGATATCTTTGGTGATCCAAGTAGGTCGTACGATTCCTTGGAATACGAAACCTCCATCATGGGCTTTCCCTTTGCATCAAGCATGGGATTGCCTTCGTCATCTAGAATCGGTTCCAGCTTTGGACGTCCGTTTCGATCTGTTTGAATCTCAAGACGCAAGGCCTCAGGGTATTTCCTTGAGACCTCTACAGACTTCTTCTTTGCAGCTGATACAGCTTTTCGTTGTTCCGGAGTAAGATCTTCCTCCGGCATGTACCTTACATCCCCCTCTTGTCGAATCGACCCGAGTGCTTGCCCGCTTTCTGCTCCGCCTTGCGCGCCACCGACATCGCGATTGCGACCGCCTGCTTCTGTGGCTTGCCCGCCTTCATTTCGCGGCTGATATTCTTGCTGACCGACTTCTGGCTGTATCCTTTGGTTAGTGGCATATGCTTTTTCTGCTTTGAGTTTGGCTTGTCCTTCGGTGTCAAAGATTCCGACCTTCTCGCCACTCGGCGCGTAAAGCCTGAACTTGTCACCGGCTGAAATGATTCTGAAACCGCCTACGCTATCGGACTTAGCAATCGTGTCGCCAATTTGCTCAGCTGGCTGCCAGTTCAATTGCGTGCGTCTATAGCTGGAAGACTCGCCCATGTCACCGGACCACGGGATCTTCTCGCCGTTGTTCACTAGGTCCTGGATGCGCTCTATCCTAAGATCCACATATACGGATCCAGCTTTGCGATTTGATTGGTACCCAGCAGTTGCAGGATTGATAAGAACGTCTGCGACCTTAGGCACTGCGCCCATCACTTCGTTGAAGAAGTTGCGCTTGCGATTGCCTTCCACACCTCCGCCTAATGCTTCAGCGGAAGCAGTTTGCGACAGCGGATCTGCGAGATTCTTGAGATACACGTCGCGCATCGTGCGGTACGCGTCGTCGTAATTCCTGAACAGGTTCTTGTACTGAGGCTTGTTCAATGCGGCCTGCATGCGTCCTTGAACCTTGGACCAGTCGACCACTTTGATGTTGACGCCGCCTTTGCTGTTTATGCTGATCGCGTAAGGCAGAATCGTTTTGCTCGATTCACCAAATACGCCAGCCTTTCCAGACCTACCGTAAACCTTCCAATACTTGCTATCGTACAGGTTTCCTTCCTCCATTCCTTTGGCCATCTCGATAAGGAACCTGGAAGTGCTAGGACTGAATATTCCGCTGTCAGAAATCGCTTTGGCTTCTTCGGGACTGAGTCTGCCTTGGATAACTGGATTTCCTTTGTCGTCGAGAGCCGTCTTGCTGGCGCGCTTGTCTTTAGGCATCGCCTCGAGCACGTCAGTCGTCTTCTTTGCGATCTCAGCGGTTTTGGTCGCGACTTCTTTTCCAGTCAACGGACGCTGAATGCTGCCATCTGGTGCGAGCTGATACAGATCAGTCCAACCTTTTGACTGAATCAATGCCTCGCGCTCTCCTCTGGAAAGTGAACGCGTATCCACCTTGCGATCTACGCCTTCAAATCCTTGATTCTTGGCCACGAGCTTGTCGATGGAGTCTTCCATCCAAGGAATTCGCAAACGCTTTCCTGACGCATCGTAGAACGATCTGGACACTGGATCAAAGCCAGCCTGCAAAGCGCGACGAGAAAACTTATCAGCGACTACTTCCTTTGCCTTGTTGAATGCGGTCTCGTACCAGGCTGGAATCCTACCAGGCAGCAACTTTTTGGCATCTTTACCAGCGAGCCATTCTTGCGTGTAGTACGACGTGAACTCATTGACGATGTTCTTGGCCGCATCGATTCGCTGAGCCCGACTGTTCTGAGGATTAAATGCCTGAACCAGCTCGTCTCGCATGTTGTCAGCAAGTTGCTTGCTGCCAGCTGCCTCAAGTTGGTTGGCGTACTTGTTTGCAAAATCAGTGAACTGAACCTGGTCGATTTTGCCTTCCAGTACGTTGCTGGACACTTCCTTGATGAAGTCAGGAGTGACTCGAGCGTGCACTAGCTCGTGCGGAAGCGTCTCAGGCGAAACTTTGTCGACGTTAATCAGGATCGTTGGTCTTCCAGACTTTATGGACTCAGGTGGAATGTAGACGCCCTTGTAACTAATCGCATCGATGCCTTTCGGGAGCTGCGCTGAGCTATCGTGGAATACTACGTCAGTGCCTGCGGCTTCAGCGTTTGCGACTTCTGAGAGAGTCTTGGTTAGCTGAGCATCGTCCAGCTTGCTATACAAAGCAGCTCTTGAGGCCTTGTCGTTAAGCGTCGAGTCAGTCGTGTTTCCAAGGTTATCGACAAATGTGAATTGAGCCGTTTCAGGTCTCGCGTTCAAGTCAGCTTCAGCAGCGGCACGAACCCGTTGACCTTTGAACGAACCAGCCGCGGCAGCCTTGGCCAGCGTGAATGCGCTATCGAGTGCACCGAACGCAATGCCTCCGCCAGTAGCGTGCACGATCGCGTCTTTCTCTTCGCCAGTCAGACCAGCAAACAGTCCGCCTGCAATTCCGCCGCCTGCTGCTGGAATCAAGATCTTCATTGCCGCAACGGCAGGAGCCTCAACGCCAGACCGTGCAATGAATGTTCCAAGTGCCTTTGTCGCCTCGGACGCACCTGGAGCCACTGCGATCCGTTCACCGGCGTTTAGCAGGAACTGCTGAGCAGCAGACAGTGTAGGACCACCTGACACTTGTGCGGCCTCGCCAAGAGTTTCGAGCGTTGCGCCTGCTGCTTTGCCTGCGCTGATGCCTTTGGCCAATGTCGGAAGGACTGGAATGCTTGCAGATATGCCTTCCACACCTGCCAGTTCAGCGCCAGTGAGTGCAGCAGAACCAGCTGCAACAGCCTGAGATGCGCGTAACCCGGCGGCTTCAGATCCAGTCAACGCAGTTGCGGCAGAACCAGCAAAGCGTTCTGGGAATCCAGCGACATTGTAAATCTTTTCACCAGCCGCGCGCACGGCACCGCCAACAGAAGGCAAAGCACGTCCGCCAGCCTGGAGCGCCATTCCTGCTAGTTTTCCACCACCAGCGAACGCGATGTTCTCAGGAGCCGCAATAAACTCACCAACTTGTACGCCTGGCTGCGAAATCGCTTCCGTTGGAATGCCAAGCGTTTCCATCGTCTGCACGTCGACTGACGGATGCTGTCCAGTCTGTGCGCGTATCAGGTTGCGTTTGATGTCAGCTCTGGCCAGGAACCTTTCGTATCGCTTCTGGTCAGACTCTTCACCTGTTGCGCCAGTGGCTTTGTCGTACTGGTTCAGGATCGTGTCGATCAGTCCCATTCCGATGTCCTTAGCGCGCTGAGCAGATCTGAGAGCCACTTCAGCCTGCGTTGCTCCCAGCATTGCACGAGCATCAGCGACTGATGGCTGATATACGGCTTCTGCTACAGTCTCTGCGGCTTTCTGAGGAAGTCCAACAACCAACTCCTTGCCCATTTCAGCAACCGCGCCAGGCAATTGGCCCCAAGGATACGGCTTCTCGCTGCTGACTTGCTCGTACTGTAGAAAGTCCTTCTTGGTTGGAATATAGTCGTGAGTGCCAGACGTGAATCCGCGCACGATGTTGTACGAGTCTTCAGGAGTTGGATCCTCAACCAGGCCACCTTCAACGAATCCGCTTGCAGGTGCAGATTGAGGTACATCCTCAACAAGTCCGCCTTCGACGAATGGCATAAGTTACTTTTTGAATTGACGATATTGGCCCCTAGCCGGATCGAAAACCATCGCGCTTTCGCCAGGTTGGAGAGCTGCTTCAGCCTCTTGAACCGACTGAAACTTAGGCATATTTGATGAGTCTAATTTCTGTGCTGATTGACTTCCAAACATGCCTTCTGGAACAACTAGGTATTCGGGTATTCCGCGATCCTTTGCGCTCTTGCGATATCCAGATGCGGTTTTCTCTGCCTCTTTCTGAAGTCCTTTGTAATTGCTTTGCGCGGTGTTTATGAAGTCTTTCCGCTGTTCGTCGTTTAGAAACTTTCCGCTCAGAGACTTGTTGTAGAGGTTGATGATTTTGTCTGGAACACCGCCTGCATTTTGAGCAGTTGCGAACTCACCTTCTCGAACCGTGCTTCCAGGATCCATCGTTTTCATAAACGAGAAGATCAAGGCTATGTCATCGCTTGCCTTGTAGTTCTTGGTTCCAATATTCTTACCAAGCAGATCCATCTGATTCAGAA